GTACTTCATTAGCCATTAGACTTTCTGTACCACGAGCCTTAACCTCTAAGTCACCTTTAATGTTTGGATCAAAATCAAACTGCATATTAAATCTAAATAAACCTTCACCTAGTGGTCTAAGTAAATAGTCATCTACATTTTTAATAACACTCTTTATACTACCTTGTGCAGCACCCATAAGCATACTAATACCAGAAGCAGTACGGCCCACCCCCGATACGCCTGTTTGACCATGTGCGAAAGATGGAAATCCAGTTGACTCATCTGCTAATACCCTTGCCTTATCAAATAATTGTAAGTTTTCTTGTGACACATTAGGAAATTTAGTTCCAAAGATAGCTTGTCCAGGTGCTCCACCCTGTCTCCTAAATACCTTGCCAGGATACACTGATAAGTCTTGGCCTGGGACTAGGTTAGTTTCATCTACCTCAATAAGAAGATTACCAGATAATACAGCATTGTCAACAGCCATTCTCATAAAACCATTCATAAGAGTTTGTGTATCATCCATATTCTCTGCAATACCTACCCCAAAGAATGAGTAAGGATTTAATTCGTATGGTGCAGCCATATAAGGTATAGTGGCAGGTTTAAACGGATTAAGAACCATACGCAGTAATTTACCATTGCATATCCATATGTTTGCTTGTAATTCATCTACATTAGATAATGCTTTAGGTATATCTACACCTTGTTCTATTAGCATTTCTGTATCGCACATACCCCAATACTCTAAGACTTCGTAACGATTTACACCATAGTCAGGTACATAGTCAGCTAGGTCATCTTCCCAATACTCTTTGTTATAGTTCTCACCTAACTGTACAGCTTCTTCAATTACAGTAGGACGAAAGTATGGTCTACGTTTTAATCCACGTAACTGTGTACGTGACATCTTATGTCTCTCAATAACAAACTGAGCTTCATCCATATTAGTTGCATCTGGATCAGGATAAAAGTTCCACACAGATACATGAGATACTTGCGGTATAGTTTTTATAACAGGGTTATANTCACCGTCTTCTCCCCAATTAGGATACTCTTTGTCTACAGCAAACGGACCTTTCATTACACCTGTACCAAACAATGCCATCTCAAACGCTGTACTACGTAAATGTTTACTTGCACTAGACTCTTCTAGTTGATCATGTATTTTCTTTTGCATTGTCTTAGCAGCTACCATAGCTGGACTAAATGTAATTGCAGTAGGTGTCTTACCTACACCTTGACGTAGATTATCTATACCACTTAACTTTTCAGATAGTGGTCCAAGGCTATCTGCTAGTGTTGCTGCTGTAGCACCTTTAGGTAATTCCTTACCATCGCCTTTAAAGCCATACGGATTTATTTCTTTATCCATATCAGAGTCTCTTAGTTGCTCTGGTTCTTTAGGATCAAAGTGTACATCTGCAACTACACCGTCAGGTAATTCTGTTGGGTCTACTGTTAGCGGAAACTTTTGACTAGCAAATAATACGTCAACAATCTGTCCATAAGCTGCAAGTGTTTTTGTTTTAGTTACTTTAATAAATACTCTTGACTTCTCAGCTTCTGTAAACTGTACATCAGGTCCATACAAACCACGATAGTTTCTATAAGAACGTAACCACCTGTGTTCATCTTGCTGTCTATGATCTTCTGCACGACTATACCTNTCCATAATAAATGGAATAATCTTTGATGTGTTTACNTCTTCTACGTCAGAGTTATCACTGTCTTCTAAGACAATAGAATCATCTTCAATAAAACCTTCGTTATCTTCTGCCATTTATTTTTCCTTAATACCCAAACGTTGAGTCTGCAACTTTCATACTTCTTTTAGGTGGACCCATAGGATCATAATCAAATATGCTAAACCTTGGTCTTGACATGATACCATATCGTAAAGCATCGTACAAGTGATCTTCTGATGTAGTGTCTATATCTTCTGGGTTTCTTTTGTCAATAGGTAGTGCTGGTAGTTGAGAGATTATATTTGTGCAGTTTTCAAAGAATACTAGTCTAGGCTCTTCTGTAAACTCATCTATCTGTAAACGCCTNTGTACTTCATTCTTTCCTGATACTCTTGAGCCTCTTGACCTATCAGANGGTCGCCACCTNCATCCNCTCATAATCATTTGTTCTGCAAGACTAGGACCAGTATCCCCACGTTTATGCCACAAACTAGAGTCCAAAACTCCGTACTTAATGTTTCCATCACCAGCCTCTAACTCTAGTACCATGTCAGCTAAGTCTGTAGCTAAAACTTTACTTACATATAGTTCTCTGTACACAATTAACTTTTCATCAGGAGATACAGCAAACCAGATTACACCAGACTTACTTCCGTATCCATAGTCACATGCTCTAAACTTTACCCAGTTGCTAGGTATGTCATATGGTTCTACTACATGTACTCTTCTATCAAACTCAGTAAAGGCAGCACCTTCTTTAATATCCCAATCACCATCTAGTAACTGTCTTCTTTGTTGCTCTGGTAATGACAGAAGCATTGCTTCATAGTCACCTTGTTCTGCTAGGTAAGGATTGTCGGAAAGACGGGCAGGTATAAACCTACGTTTGAATAAATGTTTGCCAGCTTTGGCGTGTCCAGCAGGGTAACGTAGTACTTCACTTGTTTCAATATCTGTTGCCTCAAAAGCTACTCCGTATGCAGCAGGGTCAATAAACATTTTTTTAACCCAATGATGACCTCTACCTCCTGGGTTAGTAGTAGCTCTCATATACACAGGCAAGTCGGGTGCAGTGGACCGTAGACGTGATCTCATGTAGTTCCACGCAAAGGGTGTGGGCCATTGAGTTAACTCGTCAAAGCCTATCCAGCTAAAAATAAACATTTTTTTAACCCAATGATGACCTCTACCTCCTGGGTTAGTAGTAGCTCTCATATACACAGGCAAGTCGGGTGCAGTGGACCGTAGACGTGATCTCATATAGTTCCACGCAAAAGGTGTGGGCCATTGAGTTAACTCGTCAAAGCCTATCCAACTAAACGCTAGACCTTGGTAGCGCAGGACATCATCTTCCCTGTCTAGGTAGGACATCCACAACCTCGCACCAGAGGGCGCAGTCCACTGCATCTTACGTTCTGACCATTTAATTCCAGGCCATATCTTAGGGTACATTTCCTGTGACTTAAAGATAAGTTCCCTTAGTTCTTCCGTAGTATGCCGTAGGAGCAATCCTGAGAAGGCTGGATGGCCCATAAAGCGTAGTGGGTCAGCAAGCATAGCGTAGCTCTTTCCACCACCTGCACTGCCTCCAAATAGTACCTCACGTTCACCTGCAGCTAGGAAGTCTGTCTGGGGGCCAGCATTCGGTTTGAAGATAATGTTATGTTGTTCTTCAACTGGTGCAGTGTACGTAATAGTAGGCTCTGTATTAGGCTGCGTCTTCTTGCGTGTTGTTGTTTTCTTTTGCACCGAGTCTGGTGCGTTCGATTTCTTCCGCTTTGGCGACTGCCTTTTTCGCATAGTCTGCCCATTTGCGTAGGCTTCCAGCTTTGTTTTTGCGTCTTCGCTCATTATCCAACCGTTTCTTTAATCCTACGTGAGATATTTCTCTGCCTGTATTTGTAGTNAGCCAGTTAGATACCTCACGATATGAGTACTGTTTTAAATACTTCTTTGCTTTCTCAAGCATATCAAGTTCTATATCTATAGGCAAGAGAATAAAATTATCGTTAGGGTCTAGCTCATAGCCATATGGTATTGTTCTTGATATACGTGGTATAGGAACCCACTCGTTGTCTTCTTTAATGTCGGTTGGTTGAGGGAGTTTCCATTGACCTACGGATTTAGTCATCATCGTCCTGTGCTTGTTTAGCTGGCATTAACATAACACCACCTTTTGCTTCTACTTGCATCTTCTCTGTTTTTACAAGACCTGTACGATCTAGTAGTTCTTTAGCTGCTGCCATCTTGTCACGTATACCTAACTCAGTAGGATCGTTTAAAGCACTGACCATAGCCATAGCTGCCTTTGGTACGTTACGTGCCAAGTAGTTATGCGTTACGTCAATTATTTCTTCTTTTAAACTGCTAGTAAGTTCACGGTTAGGTGTATTAGGTGAGTACCCTGCAAGTTTTTTAGCTTCAGTAATATTACCACCAGCTTCATCCATAAGGACATCAAGAAATTTTTGTTGACGTTCTGTTAATTCTCTAGCCATACTATTTATTCTTTGGTCTTGCTTTAGGACGTAAAGACACACTTGGCGCAGCACTTTTTGGCCTTGCTTTAGGTCTTAATGTTTTAGGTTTAGCAGTTTTAACTTGCTCTTGTGCTAACTGCCTCATAATTTTTTCAACACTTGCTTTAACTTGTGCTTTTTTTGCTGTTGTTTTTGCATTTTTTTCTGCAGTTTTAGCTTCTTTTAATTTTCTTTTTAATTCTGCTTGTTTTTCTTTTGATTTTTTGTAAACTGCTGTACCAGCAGTAAGAGCACCAATACCAAGGCCAGTAGAACCAGCTATTCTAGTAACTCTTCGTGTAGCACGTTGACCGCCTGTAGGTCTTCTAATTTTTTTTTGGCCCTCTGTTACTGGCGTTGTTACATCTTCTACATGTTTTTTTCCATATTTAACTAATTTACTTAACATTGTATTTTCCTTACATCATCTCAAAGTGTGGGGCATCAATAAATGGTCTACGCCCTTCTGACCTACGTAGGTCTATATAAGCATTCATAGAATCTTCAGCAGAACCACTGTACATTCTTATGTCTCCTTCAGACCAAGCTGCGCCCCACTTAATAGCAACAGTGTTACGTCTAGCTGCTTCAGCCATTGCGTCACATATATCATCGTATACGTTTAGCTCCCAAGATATATCTGAACCAAAGTATGCAACAAGGTCTACAGCCCTACCATCTAGGTGCTTGCTCTTCATAGTCTGTGATCTACCTGAGTCATACAGCTTCTGCTGTTCCTCTAAGGTACGCATACCAAAGGTAACACCAAAGTCTACTTTAGTTAAGTTAATTGCTTCTAGTACTACATTTACAAGGTCTTTTTCTACACCTTCTAGTTTGCCAATACTTCTTGCGCTTAGTTTAAATGCCATGTTACTTCTTCTTTCTGTTGTCTACAGTGTTTAATGTTAGGCCACCTTTACGGTAATCTTGTGCGCCCATACGTCTATTTATAACACCGCCTTTATTAAACTTTGTTTCTGTTTCTTGTAATAAACTTCTAAGTTTAATATTATCTTGCATATCAGCATCTGACCCAAGAGTTTTTTTAATTTCTTTACTTAAAGAGTTTTGTGTTCTTGTAACTCTTGCTTTACTTGCTCCATAGCTATAATTAGAATCTACATTTTCTGCATCTTTAGTTTTTTTATACTTTGTATTTAAGTTTTTAGCTTGAGTAACTGCTGTTTTACCATACTTTTTAGTTGCTTCTTTAATACCAATTTTTGCAATAGCAGCAAGAACTAGTAGTATTGGTGTTGCTGGACCTGCCATTTTATTTCCTTACACTGGTGTCTTTACATACTTGGATACTGCTCTGCCACCAAACCAAAAACTAATTATAGCTGCAAACAATCCACTTGTAGCATCATCCCATATAAGAGACAGTGACCTACCAAGATCATTACCTGCATCCATAAGGGATATAAGTGCCGTTACTTTAATGGCAACAAAAAGGCCAAAGAAAACATAAGTGATGACAGGACGGACACTGCCTCGTAATGCGTTGATAAAACCTCCTGCATCCATACTATC